AATTTTCATGAACGTTCTTCTGTCCATACCTTTTTTAAAACCAATACGTCCACCGTCTGCCATATCTTCTGGATCTTCACTTAATTTTTTTAATTCTTCAATTTCTGCTTGACTCATTTCTTCACCTTTTTGAGCTTTTCTGTCTAAAAATTTTTTTCTATTTTTTTCTCCTGGTTTAGGATCTAAAGCACCTTTATCATATAATCTTTTCATATAAGCCATTTCATCTTTTTGTTCTTTAACCATAGCTTCTAAAAATTCTTTAGTTTCATCACCTTTTACTGGATAGTAATCGTACTCTCCATCCTCTCCTAAAATTTCTCTGTAGTAATCGTATTCGTCTTGGTCTAGTTTTGGTTTACCAATATCAACTCTTTGTGAATTTTCTGCTCTTAAATTTCCTGATATCCTTTGTGTTCTAGCTTTTTCTTTTGCCATTTTTTGTTTTAAAGATTCAATACCTTTTTTATTTTCTGCTTTTAATCTTTTAGCGATCTCAGCTTCCGTTTCCATCTTTTTAATTTCTTCTTTAAATGGTTTACCAAAGTCACGTTTGATAACATTGCTGCCCATCATCTTATCCATGATACCTTTGAACCTAGGATCGTCTTGAGAGATAACTTCCATACTCTCTGCCATACGTTTTTTTTGAAGTTCTTTAATTTGATTCATAATTCCCTCTAGTTGTTTTTCAGTTTTAATAGAGCTTGGATCTATGCCAAATTCTGATAATTTTTCTGCTAGTTTTGCAGCTTCAAAATTCACAGCTTTATTATTTGCTATAACACCCTTTTGTCTAAAGAGTTGTTTAGCTACAAATTTTAAAAGAGGGCCCATTAATAATAATTCCTTTTACGAGTTTCTGCCTTTTCATCTACGTAATCTTCAGGGTGATCGATCAGACCGCCCTGTCTGAATCGCATTATGGCTTGGGTCGTAGAGTCCACCAAGTCATCATGATCGCCATATGGGAATGCTGCGCATTCTTCTATGACCTCCTCAGCAAATTTTTGTTGAGGACTCCATATCATACCAGATTCAAACAGAGGTGCAACAGCATTTACACGAGCGTGCTTGTCGTTTCCTTTTGATGGTGTGAAGTTCACTACAGGTATATCCATTTTTCTAAGTTCGTATGTTAGAGGTAGACCTGATGCTTTTGCCTCCACAATCACAGATTCAGGTTTCCAATAATCGTATTGTTCAAGGGCCAATCTACGTAATTCAGGGAACTCGTATCTACCTTTGATGGCATCTAGAAGTATAAGATTGGCCCCACTATCTTCGTCAGGATAAAATATACCCCAAGTTGTTATAGCACTGTAGTCTGCTGTTTCTTTTTTAAGAAACGCTGTATCGTAAGATTGTATAACGTGCTGTAGTTTTGGTATCTCGTCACTTGTATAAGTTCTCCACCATTCACGTTTTAATATAGCTCCTTCTTCTGCTGTTGGATTCTGCATCCACTGAGCGTTCCATTTAGCAACGGGCAGTGTTGCTTGTACCTTTTCTAATTCGTCTAACTTCCAATACTCAGGCCATACTGGTTTTGGTTCTGATCCG